TCATACACTTGCACCGTTCCGCCGTCCGTCAATGGGGCATATCGAAGCGTGCATCGAGGGCGAATTATTAAATCTAAGATTGCCCGTCAATGGCTATCAGAGGCAATACAAACGCTCTTACGACAAAAAACACATGCAACCATCACACATGATATTTTTTTGCACATCGTCATTTATCCAAAAACCAAAGCACGGCAAGACATAGATAACCGAAACAAAGGCATCATGGACGTATTGCAGGAATCGGGGGTCATCAAAGATGATTCGCAGGTTAAAAAGCTACTGGTCGAATTTGGCGGTGGTGGCTTTAAAGATTTAATTAAAATCGCCATTTACGATTTACCCCCGAATCAGATAAAATAAAAAAACAAGAAAAAAACACCCTGCTTATCAAGTTAAAATACCCGTAAATGTAAAAAGTCCGTTAGTTAATAATCGTTATAGCGGAGTTTTTAACTTTTTGACATGGATATACCGCCCAAAATTAAGGCTGTTAGTTAATAATGATAATTTGATGTGATTGTGAAAATAATATTTGACTTTTTAATTTTTATTAGTTAATAATAAATTCGTTAGTAATTAATTAAAAAGGAATTAATTTTATGGCAAACCAAAACGGCATCGAACTAGGCACCGACGGAACGCAAGGCAAAGACCCCCGTAAAATGTCCACGGCGGATTTAAAGTTACTTGGACACGTTCAAAAACCACTTATGAAAGTGATTCGTGAAAAGTGTAACGACTGCGTAGGTGCAGACCCCCACGGTTTACGGCATATCGAAGTTGTTAAATGCCAAGCAACAGGCTGTCCACTTTGGGCATATCGCATGGGTAAAAATCCATTTTCAACCCGTGGCACAATGTCTGACGAACAAAAGCAAGCCGTAAAAAAACGCTTTGCCTTAGCACGTAAAAAGAAAAACGAGGGGTAATCATGGCATCAAAAATATTTACGCCCGAACAAAAACAAGAAATCACTAAATTATACTTAAGCGGAACGCACCAAAATGATGAAATATGTAAAATATTAAAAATAGGCAAAAACACCCTGTATTACGCAATCCAACTTTTTGAGCTGTCATCTAAATTTAAACAAAAATTCGGCATGATTAAAACGCAATACATGATACAGCAAAAAAACATTGCGTCAGACAGCTCAGAATGCCCCCACACTGGCAAAGATGCTATAGAGGCTCTGTATGTAGCCAAGGGACTTTCAGCCCCTGTAATAGCCGTTAAATTAGGTTTAACGTTAAGCCAAGTAAAATTTAAAATCAAAAAATACGGATTAATAGGCAAAAAAACATTTATCGCCCCACCGCCAAAAGAACACGTCACTAAAGATATTACACGGCGTGTAACCCGTGATTTTAGGGTCGCCAACAAAGCAAAATCAAAAGAGGATCTTTTTACAGGTATAGCACAAGACAGGTCAAAGGTTAGTCACCTGCTCGAATCAGACATATCTACACTTGACGTCATAAAACTCACACCTATAACCTGCCGTGGAATAAACACAGATAATGGTAAAGACACGTTTTGCCTTGCACAAATCGAGCCGTCACACACATATTGCCAGCACCACAAATCAATTTATTACACAAAAAAACAAGCATAAAAAAGGCGGATTAACCGCCCCTTTTTTTAACAGATTTATAATAATCCGTTAAGATTTTTTGCATTAATTTACTGGGTCGTTGTTTACCCGTAAGCCACCTCGATAAAGTGGCTTGGGATATTCCCGTATCAAGTGACACCTGATAACGGGTTACGCCTAAAGCTTCAAGGGCAATGATTGTTTTTTGTGTCAAATCTGCCGCAATTCGGGCAGATTTGATTTCATGGGGCGTAGGTTGGGTCGTCATCGATACACCCTTTGAATATATAGAATTGCCCGCATAAAAGCCATTTGCGTGGCAGATTTTTCAGCATCAAATTTATTTGTGAAATTATCTAAATAATTTATTTCAATAATTTCACCATTTTCATCAACCGCCACAAGGGCATGACCTGCCCCGTGATAAAGTTTTTGTTCATTTTCATTTAAATTAATATATGGCAATAGTGCATCATCTTTTTTACGATTTTCAAAATTCATCTTCATTCCCCCATTCCAAAAGCTGAAAGGATCTCATCGCCATTAAAAATTTTAGTCTCAAGAATTTCTTTTCCGCCAACACCGCCTTTACGTTCACATTTAAAAGAAAACGAATCAGTATAAGAAATCGTCATCTTGTACCCATTTTTTCCGCCCGTTCTGACGCACTTTTTCGGGTGCCAAAATTTAAGATCTGATTTTGGTAGTTTTATTAAAACTGCACTTCCTGTATCATGTTGAATAAGGTTTGAGTTTGCTTCAATTTGTTTCCACATAAGATTTCCTTTTTTATTTTAACGGTACACCTTGTCCCGTTTTCGTGTTACCAGTATACTTGTAAACTAAAGTAAATGTCAAGCCCTTTTTTAATTTTTTTTCACTTTTTTTGATTTTTTTTGTAAGCCTTTGATTTTAAAAGAAATTTGACATTTTTTTTTTTTAATGTAAAGTGAATAAAAAACCGCAAAAAACCGCAGGACATATGGTATATAATCGTGCCGATAATCTTAAAAAAAGGGGGGCAGATGCAAACCCTAATGGGAGACCAAAAGGGTCAGTTAACCGCACGACCTCGATTCGTGAGGCACTTAAGAATATAGCGCTGGACGAATCAGGGGAAACTTTAGAAGAGTTTTGCCAAAAAATAAAAAAAAATGAACCTTTGGAATTTTTCAAGGCCCTGATAAGACTAGAACCTCAAGCCCTAAGCATTGGTGGCATTGATAACGCCCCGCCGAGTCAAATATCCTTTGCAAAGCCCACAAAAAAAGAAAAGGAATCAATAACTGATGTCGAATATGTCACAGCAGACTAGACAGATACAGTTTTCGGATTGGACTCAGGATTTATTTATTATGGATAAATACCGATATAAAGTCACCTATGGAGGTCGTGGCGGTGGTAAAACAACAGCTTACAGCGACGTGTTATCAACCCTGATATACAACCACAGATTTAAAGTGATGGTGTTTAGGGAATTTAAAAACGACCTGCAACACTCTGTACATAATGAGATAGTATGCTCCCTTGAAAAATTAGGGATAATCCAGTTTTTTGACATATTCAAAGAAAAAATTACAATTAAAAATTGCAAAAATGGCAGTGGATTCTATTTTATGGGCTTTGCGGTAAACGCCGAATCGGTCAAGGGGCTTAAGGGGTTTAAGATAATCTGGATCGAAGAGGCAAGCACGATATCCGTGCAGGCTTGGGAGTTATTAAAGCCATCTGTGCGTGAGTATAACAGTGAAATATGGCTATCCTTTAACCCGAAAAACCTAAATGACGCAGTTTATCTCGAGTTTTGTGGGTCGAGACAACATGATGATGCTTGGATTCGCCGTGTAAATTATTATGATAACCCGTTTTTTACTGACGTTTTAGAAAAAACACGCCTTGCAGACAAGCATAATCTGTCCGCAGACCGATACAACCATATATGGCTTGGCATGGTGGACTTAGACCAAGACGATATGCTGATACCGTCGCATCTTATACAGGCGGCGATTGATAGTAATATCAGGGACGACCAGTCCCCGATTATTTTTGGTGTAGACCCTGCCCGTTTGGGTGGGGATAGATTTTCTATCTGCGTCCGTCGTGGACGCAGTGTGATTGATTTTATCGTTTTACCAAAAAGTAACCTCGTTGATTCGGCCGGGCGTTTGTCTGATTTAATTACAAAACACAATCCAAGGCGTGTATTTATTGACGTTGGGGGCTTGGGCGTTGGGGTTTATGATATTTTGCGTGGAAATAACTTTAAAAATGTTCTGTCGGTTAATTTTGGGGGAACGCCGCTAGACAACCGCAAGTATTATAACAAAAGGGCGGAGATGTACGGTAACGCCTTGGAGTGGTTAACTGACCCCGTTGGTGTCTCGATTAGGGGTAACACGCAAGCGGTTTACGACTTTATGACCGAGATGTGCTTAGTTACTAAAAAATTTAAGCCAAACGGCACGATGTTGCTTACGCCAAAAGACGAGTTAAAGGCAAAAGGCTATAAATCGCCTGATTTAGCCGATTCGTTTGCCCTTACCTTTGCCCAGCCGGTGGCAAACGAGGCTTTACTTGACGTTAATAATATGTATAATAGGCATAAAGCCGTCGCTCACGGAGTAGGACATTTAAGGTTATAATATATGGCATCAGTTTTTAGATCACCCAAAATACCAAAAGCCCCAGATCCTGTCAAAACGCCGACTCGTGATGATGCGATAATCGCAGAGCAGAATTCTGATAAGGCTTTAAAGCGTCAGGGCAAAGCATCAACTGTGCTAACGGGCGACCAGACACGCACGCAGGCTGGTGGCAATCTTAAAAGACTATTGGGGCAATAAATGCAAGCAAAAGATATAATTCAGTTGCAATCCAAGATGACAGCAGAGCGGTCAAATTGGGATAGTTTGGCACAGGACAGTGTTGATTTTTTTGTCCCAGAATACGCAGATATTATTACCACACGGGCATCATCACAGCCTCTTAACGACCATATATTTGAGGCAAAAGCAGGCGAGGCATTGCAGGTGTGGGTTGCAATTATGAATTTTATGCTAACACCACGCAATCGGCAATGGCATAAATTAAAAGCAAAGGACGAGGCATTAGCACAAACGCCCACGATATCAGCATATTTAGAGGCGAAAACCAAGGTTATCTTTAGCAAGCGTTATGCCCCCAAAGCAAATTTTGCGTCAAATGTTGATAGATATTATCTATCAGATGGTCTATTCGGGAATGCCGTGTTATTTGTTGATTATGACGATATGATAAATATTCGTTATCGTAATATTCACCCAAAAGAGATATATTTCAAAGAAAATCACCAAGGACAGATAAATCACGTCCACAGGTTATTTAAATTAACGTCCAAACAGGCAGTAGGTAAATGGGGCGATTCTTTACCACAGCGGATAAAAGACGAGGCAAACGACATACGCCGATGCGATACGTCGCATGATTTTATTCATGCGGTATTTGAAAATGATCACTATAACCCAGATTCCCTAAGCCCCGATAAGAAACGCTTTAAGTCTGTTTATATATGTAAAACAGATGAATATAAGATATCCGAAAGCGGTTATAATACAATGCCTTACATTATATCAAGGCACATGGTAGCGATGAATGAGGTTTATGGACGTTCGCCAGCAATGAAGATATTACCTGCGGTGCGAGCCTCAAATTTCATGAAAAAAACAATTATGCGAGTTGGTGGGCTGATTGCTGACCCACCCCTTATAAGCATGAATCTTGCGGACATTCCTGTGTATAATGCAATGAGTGGGGCGTTGAATTATGGATATATTACCGATAATGGCACGCCAGCAATCCAAGCGATGAATACAAACGGTCGCTTGGATTACGGCATGGAATTAATCGAAGATTTACGCAAAGATATTTCCAGTGCCTTTTTTATGAATATATATCAGATTCTTGTCGAAACCCCACAGATGACGGCTGCTGAAGTGATGCAGCGCACGCAGGAAAAAGCTGTTTTACTTGCCCCCACTCTAGGTTCTAAGCAAAGTGATTTTTTGGGTGCATTAATCGAACGTGAGCTTGATATTTTTACAGAAATGGGAATTTTTAACGATATTCCCAAGGAACTGACAGGAGATGACGGAATAGCGATTGAATACGATACGGAAATGACTCGTATGATGCGTGCAGACGAGGGCGTTGGGATTATGAGAACGCTTGAATCGGCGTTATCCGTAGCACAATCAGATCCGAATGTGTTACAGATATTTGATTTGCCTGAAACAATGCGAGAATTGGCGTTAATTAATGGCGTGCCTGCCAAATTACTAAGGGATAAGGAAACGATTAATGCAATAAACGAAGAGCAAAAACAACAGCAACAAATGGCACAGATGGCACAAACTGCTAGCCGTGCCGCACCCGCCCTTAAAACAGCAAGTGATGCAGGGCTTTTATGATTGCGGATTTATGGAATAATTGCGTATCTTATGCAAATCGTGCGTTTTTTAAATCAGGAATCTATAAAAGAGTTTTTAATCAAACAGACGACGCACAGGACGTATTATCAGACTTGTTAAACTTTTGCGGTGCTTATGATTTTGATTTAAAGCAATCTAAAAACGGCACAATCGACCCTTTAGATATGGCACGACGTGCAGGAAAACTAGAAGTTTATCAGTATGTATCAAAGCTATTATCGATGGACGAAACACAGAAACACGCCCTAGCAATGCGATATTATGCGTTACAAAATAGACAAAACGGAGAATTTAAATGAACGATATTACGCCACCAACCCCAACAGCAGGGGAAGCAACACCACCAAATAATGAACCGTGGTATAGCACCATAAGTGATGCTGATTTAAAAGGTTACACAGAAAAAAAGGGCTGGAAAAGCCCACAAGATGCAGTTACAAGTTATAAAAACCTTGAAATAAAATTGGGAACGGCAATTAATTTGCCGTCCGAAAATGCAACGTTTGAGGAATTAAACAGTTTTTATGCTAAATTAGGCAGACCTGAAACGCCTGACGCTTACGCTTTGCCAGTCCCTGATGGGCGTGATGCTGATTTTGCAAGTCATATGTCCAAAATTATGTTTGACAGCGGAATCCCTGCTAAGTCAGCCAATGCACTTGCGACAGCCTGGAATGAGTATCAAACAGGATTAGAGGCAAAGCACAACGAAATACAAGCACAAGCTGAATTGCAACAAATCGAGTCACTTAAGCAGGAGTGGGGGGCAAAATATCAAACAAACGAGATTATCGCACAAAACGCAGCAAAAGCATTCGGCGTTCAAGGCGAGCAAATTGAAGCTTTACAAAAGGTTATGGGTTTTGACGGCACCATGAAATTCTTCTCCAACCTAGGAGCTAAAATTGGCGAAGATAAATTTATTGGAGGTCAAAGCAATATTAATCCTGCTTTGGGGAATATGAGTAAAGAACAAGCAACAGCGGAATATCAAAAGTTAATATCGGATTCTGAATTTGTTAAAAAGTACCAAGCAAACGACACAGAAGCAAGGGCGATTATGGAAAATATTTGGAAAATTAGGACTGCGTAATGGTTTTAGATAACAAACGAAAAACATTATTGACAGAAAACGATAATCACACTACAATATCATTACGGCTAGATATTATTAAACTAGTATATAGCCCTGTTTATTCTGTTTCTGACGCTATTTCAAAAGCAACGGAAATAGAAAATTACATCTTAGGAAATACCCCCCAAAAAAAGGGATAAGGTAAAAGTTAATTCGCTTTTATTTTATGTCATGAATTTATACAGCCCCGTTAATGGATAAGCTCAAATAAATGGTCAGTGCATAAAAACACATTTAACCAATTTATAGGAGCTTATCATGGTTGATATTAACCCAACGGGTCAATCATTACATGCGAAATCGTACATCACGCAGTTTGATATGGCGATTCAGCAAACTAAATCAAAACTAGAGCCTTACGTAGAGCAAAGTGTATATTCTGCAAACGCAGAAAAGCGTCAAGTTGCAGTGCGTTATGGCGAGACAAAGATGTCTCAAATTACAGGGATTGCAGATAGCATCACGCACGAAGAACTTTCAAGCGTCCAACGGTGGATGGTGGGGTCAGCGTGGGACGTTGCCCATACTTATAATGAGTTTTTACAAGGACAATTAACAGAGCAACGAATTCGTGATGCAATTGTTATGGCACAAATGGCGGCTATGCAACGCCAAAAAGATGAAGTGATATTAAACGCCTTATTTGCCGATACATTATCAGGTACAGACGGCACATCTACAACGGCTTATGACTCTAACAATACAATTGCTGCATCAGTTGGTGCTGGTGCCAATACAGGACTTAACATCGCCAAATTCGAAGCCTTAAAAGAAAAAATGCAACTTAACGAGGTTGATGTTGATGGCGAAATTGATTCCGCCGTTGCTGTTTTAACAGAAAAATCTCACACAGATTTACGAAAATTAATCGAGGTGAACAATTCTGATTATCGTTCGCAATATGGCGTTGTGACAGATAAAAACGGTAACATCTCTAAATTTTACGGTTTTGACATTGTTGTTTTTTCAACTGCACGCTTGGCAAAATATGCCAGTTCCGCACGTTTATTAAATGGTGCATTGCGTCGAATTCCTGTCTTTACTAAAAAAGCTATTCAACTTGGTACTTGGGCGGCTAACATTCAAGATGTCACTATTTTAAAAGATAAGAAAGGACACCCATTGCAATTTTACACAGCAATGAACTTCGGTGCTTGCCGTGGAGATGAAAAATTAGTTTATGACATTCAAGTAACAGAATAGGAAGAATCATGCCTGAAAAATTATCAACTCTTTATACAAGAATTAAAAATAAATCAACAATTCTGCCCAATCAATCGGGCAGAGGTGGTGCGTTTATGGTCAAAACCACTATTGCTGTGGCAGGAACAGAGGCGGCTGGCGATACTTTTCGCCTGTTTTCAGTTCCTGCTTCAGGCATTCCGGGCTTTGCTGGTGTTTTAAACACTGCTGTTACGGGAGCAACCGATTGCGACTTGGGAATTTTTGAACTTGGTGAAAATGGTACAGTACTTGACAAAGATGTTTTGATCGACGGTATATCTTTGGCGGTTGCTGCGGTCAGCACCGTAAGGAATGTTCCCGTATTAGTTGCAGACAGTGAAAAAAACTTTTGGCAACTGGCTGGTAAAACAGGCGACCCTGTTGGTGAACTTGATGTTTGTTGGACGTTTAACGCCGCACCAACTGCCTCAGGTACGATTGTAACAACTCTGTTTTTCAACATGAACAATTAATATGGCACAAAAAAGTTACACATTAACCCGTGGTGATGCGGAAAAATCAGACGTTGTTATAGCAACTGATGCAACATCTTTTACAGGTGACATACGTTTAATTGTAAAAGATACTGCCCCTAAATCTGAAATTATTAAATTGGTTCAGTTATTGACCAATACATTTTTGGTTGAAAACTATCCATTTTAACAAGGATTCATAATGACCGCAAACGCTGTGTCGCCTGTTGATATTGCCAATTTTGCCCTTACAAAACTAGGGGCAGGACGTATAATATCGCTTGATGATGCCAGTGAAAAAGCGATCATTATGAATTTA